CTTAGGTTTAACCAATCAAATACATGAAAGGAATTTAATTATGGCTTATGAAGTTAAAGATATGACAGGCTCTATATTCACAAACCAAGGTAAAAATAAAGAGACACAACCAGATTTTACAGGTAACTTTAGAATAAAAGGTGTAGATTATTCTGTTGCTGGCTGGAAGAAGACAGCGCAAACAGGATTAGAATACGTTAGTTATAAAATAGAAGAAAAGCAGGAAAAAGCACCATTCTAAATGAAAGTAACATGTAAAGGAAAGGAATTTGACCAATATGAATGCGATGAAATTAACGCTCTTGGAATTGAAACAGTCAAAAACTGGCGTGATGCAGAGATTGGTGATTGGATACGGACTCATGATGGTAAGGCTCTTGAGGTTACTGGAAAGCGTTTCAAAAAGCTTAAAGGCAAGCGTAAGCAAATTACTTTTATACGCACAGGTTTTGGAGAAACCCCAACGTATTATACAAAAATCTACGCCAAGCAGCAAAAAGACTGGTCCGGAAATGACCTCATCTATAAGCAATATGTTAGAAATGTCCCAGCAACTGTATTACAAAAACAATTCGCGGACTATATCTCTAAATTCGGAATACTGGACAAAAACGGAAAGTTCGATTCAGCCTCAATCGTTGACGCGTATACAAACGCATATAGCGACAACAACCCTAAACAAGCGCTTAGAAGAGGTGTTAGAATTTTACGAAAAAAATATATATCTGATAGGATTAGCATGAACATTAGAGAGACATTATTAGAACATGGTATGGATGATAATTGGATTATCAATCAATATCGTGAACTAATTGATAGCGCTCCACCTAATGCAAAACTAAATGCACTCAACCGCATATCGGATTTATTAGGTCATAGTAAGAAAGAAAAAGAAGAGAAGACACAAAATATTATTATGATATCAGATGGAGATAAGAAACTATTGGCAGAAGCAAGACAAAAATTATCTGATAAAGATATTGGTCGTTTAATGAATGTTGTGAAAAACAAAGGAATACAAGGTGTTATTGACTCGGAAGATACCGGAAGCAACAATCACGCTAGAGATTGATGAGTCATATACAGGCGTTATTTTGCTAGATGGTAAAGAAATGTTTGTAGAGCCTAAGATATCTGCCTTAATTTTAAGCATGATTGAACAAGTAGATTCACTCAGCGAAAGATTAGATGCTTATGAAAAATACATAACAGGAACAGCAGATGCCTAATTACACATCAACAAATCAAATGAGATTCACAGACGGAACATCTCGTCTTATGACAACCTTAGAGGGAGGCTCGAAATCGAAGAGGAAAAAGCACATGAAAAAATGCAAGGGATTAATGAAGAAATCAAAAAAATGATTTCAGACAGATTGGACTTAGGTCAAGCTAAATACAATCAAGATGTACCTATAAACGATGATAGAGACTTTACGCAGGAAGCACTAGAAGAATTACTAGATGCTTGCGTATATTTGTCTGCTCAAATATTAAGAATAAAGAATAAGGGATAATTTGGAACTATCTTACACATTGGAAGAACGCGAAGCTTTAATGAAGAGAATGTACCTTGATATATTCTTTTTTGCTAAATTTATATTAGGTGACCCAGAGTTACCTATGCACTACCATATAAGAAGTAAGTCTCCAGAATTTCATAAAGATATTGTATCTAAGCTGTTGAATTTAGAAATAGGTTCTAAGTTAGCGGTGGTTGCACCTCGTGGTCATGCCAAGTCAACCTTAATCAACTTAGTCTATCCTTTACATCGTATTTTGTTTGATGAAGAGAAGTTTATTTTATTAATATCAGAATCTGAAAAGCAATCTAAATTTTATTTAGAAACGATTGGTAATGAAATAGAGTTCAATGAAAAGCTGCGTTATTTCTTTGGGGATAGAAAAGGTAGGAACTGGGGTAAGGAAGAAAAAGAATTTGTTGCAGGTTTTGATGAGACTGGCGCACCTAATAGTTATTGTAAAGTATTGATTCGTGGTACAGGTCAAAAGGTTCGTGGATTAAAGTACGGAGCATACAGACCAACATTGACAGTTATTGATGATGGAGAAGGTGAAAGAAATACAGCAACACAAACATTGAGGGACCAATTTAGACAATGGTTGAATGGTGCAGTTATTGCTGGCTCTGGTGATTCAAAGCTTATATTTATAGGAACAATTGTTGATGAAGAGTCGTACCTTAACAGAATTGCTGGTCCGCGTGCTTATGACAAGCATGGCAAGCGCAAGATTAAAGGGTGGGACAGTATGTTTTTCCAAGCAATCCTACAAGATAATGAGCCGGGGCAGTTTACAGCAAGTGGTAAAGAAATTTTAGATAAAAAAGGTAAACCTAAGGTCTTATGGGAAGATTACCGACCCTATGATTGGCTAATTGCTGAACGCGACAGACTAGTTTCTGAAGGTGATGTAGCTTATTTTTACCAGGAGTATCAGAATATACCAATGGATGACAGTTTTCGTGTATTTAAGAAAGAAAATATTAACTATTGGGAAGGACATTTTAAAAATGACAATGATTTTTCTGTTATTATCCAAAATGTTGAAGATGAGATATGGGATATACCTGTAAATGTGTTTATGGGTGTTGACCCAGCGTCAAGTGAAAATGTAAAAGCTGATTTTTCTGTTATTATGGTGATTGGAGTAGATGCAGAGAACAATATTTACGTTATTGACTACCATCGAGGTCAAATGGCTCCAATGGATTTAGCTGATAAGTTAACCGAAATGATTGAATATTACAAGCCTAAATTGATAAATATAGAAGAAACAGGACATGTAATGCTTTCTGATTATATGATGAGAGAATCTAAAAGGACAGGAAAGTTTTATAACATAAATCCTAAGAAAGCAATAAAAAGTAAGTACTACAGAATTAAACAATTACAACCTTATTTTGCTAGCGATGCTATGCGCCTAAAGGATGAGCATTGGGAGTTAGAGCAAGAACTTTTAAATTTTAAAGAACATGGTAGTTTTAAAAAGGATACATTAGATGCATTAAGATGGGCAATTGATGATATATATGCACCTAGACATGGTTTTGACGAAGATGGAATGCAATATAGAGGCTATTCTCCATTTAAAGGTATAGATTGGGAAACTGGCGAAAGTGTATTTGCATAGTATGTATAATAATAATTAATATGTGGTAGCATGATAAGTTTAAAAAATATCAAACTTGATGATATATCTGCGTCAGACATTAGTAACGAATACGTTTACTATCAATCTTCAGCAGATGAACATAAGTTTCAGATGGCAGAAGATGAAGAGTTTTATTTAGGATTACAGTTAACAAGAGCGCAAAAGGATTACCTAGTAAGTGTCGGTCAACCACCTGAGGCAAATAATAAGATTAGACCTGCTGTTGAGCAAGTTTTATCAAATGTTGCTGGTGCTAGCCCGGAATGGGATGTTAGACCTACTGGAAAGACAGATTCTGAGGTTGCTTTTGTATATAATAAATTATTAGATAAAATTTGGTATGAGTCTGATGGAGATAGACATTTTAGAAGTATTGTAAAAGACTATACTATTAAAGGTCTTGGTTATATGTATGTATATCCAGATTGGCAAGCAGAGCAAGGTAGAGGTGGAATTAAAGTAAAAAGGGTTGCACCAGAAAATATGTATGTTGACCCTAACTCAACTGACCCATTTTTTAGAGACGCTGCATCTATAATGCTTTCAGATACTAGCACAAAAGAATCTATGAAGGTAATGTTCCCAGAACATGCAAATGATATAGAAGATGCACATGAAGATTATAGAGATGATGATTATGCTACGTCTAAATATAATAGAGATGATATTATAAGAAGAAGTGATGTAAATGATGATGGTCAAGCTAAAGTAAGAAGATTTATACGTTGGTCAAAAGTAAGCGAAGAACAAATTTTATTAACAGATAAGCTTACTGGAAGACAAAAAAGTTTTAACAAAAAAGAATATGATGAATTTAAATCTACAAAAAGATATAAAGCTTATATTCAAAATAATCAAGTAGAAGAAGAAAAGATATTTGTAACTAGAGTGCGTGAAAGTTTTGTAATAGGTGATGCATTGATATATGATATTGTATTGCCATTAGAAGACTATCCTATTGTGCCATGTTGCAATGAGCATAATGGGAATCCGTATCCTGCTGGTGACGTAAGGCATGCAAAAACTCCACAAAGAATGTTAAATAGGACCGAGGCATTGCTTATATCTCACGCCACTAGCACAGCTAGTTTTAAATTAATTTATGAAGATGGAGCTATTGACCCAGAAGAGCTTGAGAAATGGTTTGTACCTAATGCAATTATTAGAGCAAACCCTTCAGCTTTAAGAGAAGGTAAAATAAAAGAACTATCTCCACCGGCAATTAGTTCCCAACTTTATGTAGAAAAGCAAAGATATGAAACAGATATAGAAACTGTATTTGGTGCATATAAGTTTCAACAAGGAAATCCTTCTGGTGCTGTTGGAACATTTGGTGAAGCTAAGATATTGGATGAAGCATCTTCTAGAAAACAAAATTGGAAGATATTACCTGCATACGATATGCTTACACATGTTGGTAGGATAGTTTCAAAGTATATACCTTATGTATATGATAAAGAAAGAATTTTACGCGTAATCAATCCATTAGGAATTGAAAAAGAATTAAAGATTAATGTACCGGTAATAAATGATTATACTTTAGCAATTGAAAGAATGTACGATGTCACAACAGCAGAAGTAGATATTCGTGTTGTTATTGGTAGTACACGCTCAAAAAGTCCAACGGCAGATTTGGCAAAAGATATACAATTATTACAAGCTGGTATTTACGATAGAACTCAAGTAATTATGGGTCTACAAGGAGATGTAGATAAATCATCATTGATTGCTAGAATGAGTGAAATTGAAAAGCTTAGAGCGCAAAATCAACAATTGTCAAAACAATTACAGTCTATGACTGGAGATTTGCAAACTAGAGAAAGAGAACTGTTCCATACAAAGATGAGAGCAGAAGTCTCTGAAGCAACAAAGCCGGTACAACAAGCGGTAAGTAACTTGAGGGCAACAGCGAAGAACGAGGAAAGAAAACAGAAAGAGATGACAGATAAAACAGCTATTGATTTAGCTGATTTAAGAAGCGCGGTTAACTCAGAAGAAACGGCTTCCAATCCGTTTGAAGAACAAATGGGATTGGGATAACCTTAAAAACAGGAGCATCGAATGTCTAAAAATACGACAAGTACACAAGAAACTAAAGACGATAACTTAATGGGAATGTTAAATACTTTTAACGAACCATCTAGCTCAGAAGAAGTAAATGTGGAAACTGAAATAGAATCCGAAACAGAAGAAGCTATTGAGCTTTCAGAAGAAGAAATAACTCAAAAAGAAGAAGAAGCTGTAGAAGAAGTTAAGAAATGGCTTATTGATAATAAGTTTGAAGATACCGAAGAAGGTCGAGATAAGCTTGCTGATGCATATAAGAATATTCAAAGTGCAAAAGATAAAGCAGAAGGCGAACTTCGTGAAAAAAGTTCAAAGTATGAAAAACTTGAAGTGATTGATTCTTGGTTGCAAAAGAATCCTCATATTGTAGAAAAATTGCAAGAAGAAGCTAACAAGCAAGAAGCGGGGGGTCCGCCTCAAAAGCCGGAAGATTATGAAATACTAGAAGAAGCAAGCGATGGCTCTTCTTCCCAAGTCTGGCGACAGGAATACGACCAATGGCTAATTGACCAAGGCGCACAGAAAGCAATGAAACAATTTGAAGGTGTAAGGCAACAAGAAAGTCAAGTTAAAGCACGACAAGCTGAAATCAATGAACTTAAATCACTTGGTATGACGGAAGAAGAAATACAATCATACTATGGTTTTATGAAAAGTCCGGAAAACGTAACAACTTCTAATATGGTTAAGGTGTGGAAGGTTCTGAATGGAAAAGAAGAAAGTGTAAATCCTCCTTCAGAAAAAGAAAAAGCTGGTCAAAGCAAAGTACTTGAAATGGAAAAGGTTCAAAGTGGAGCCTCAGTTGAAGGCAAACCAACTCCTGTCAAGAAACCTGCTGAAAAAGAATTAGATGACTTTATGAAGGGGATATTGCAATTTAGCAAATAGAAACCCTAAAATAAAGGAGTATGTATTATGCCAAATACATATGGTGCCGGAACTGCAACACAGTTCTCTGACGGCACACAAAGGCAAGTACTCGAATTAGGTCCAAAGATTTATTATTACAATGAATCCGTAACACCTTTGCTATCTATTTCTGGTCGTGCAGGCACAGTTGGAACTCCTGTACCGATTTTTGAATGGATGGAAGACGAGTACTTCATTAAAAGAAGTATCAAAACTGAAATTACAAGCACAGATGTAACTGATACTGCAACTGCTGGAATTAATGGCGATAATGCTATTGTTAAATTCCGCAGACAAGCACAGGTAGAAGCATTTGAAGTTGGTGGAATTTATGCTGCATCTGTAGCTGGTGGTTCTGCTGCTTTAACAACTGCTGTAACACACTTTATTTGTGTTGCAATAGGTAAAGATGTTAACCTAGCAAGTCCAAGTGATAAGCATGTTCAATTTTTAAGTGCGCACAAGCACGCATCATTGAATGCTTATAATGTTGAAGCTGTAGCTGATGGTACTGATATGATTACTGCTGACGCTTCCGGTGTTCTTACCTTAACATACGTTGCAACCGCTGGTCAATTTTATGACAACGCTGTAGCAACTACTTACTATGGAAATGACCCAATGGGATTTGGCGAAGTTAATTTTGCTGATGCCGATTATTTCATGGTAGCGGGTGGTAATGGTGAGTACGCTGAAGGTGCTGCTGTTGGTTCTGAAACTCGTAAAAAAGTTCGTAGATTAAAGAATTGTACGCAAATCTTTCGCGAGCCTTATACGATTACAAGAACAGCTAGAGTGTCTGACCAATATGGCGGACCAGAACTAGCAAGACTGCAAGCGCGTAAGCTAGCACAAATTAAAGCAAACGTAGAATACGCTATGCTTTTTAATGGTGCAATTAGCTTAGATGCAACCTCTGCTAACCCTAAAAGAACCTTTGCAGGTTTAGGTGTTGGTGGAACTGCTGGTGTTATTCAAACTAATAATGCTGATATTGATTCATCATTACAGTTAAATAACTCAAGTGGTACTCAAGCGCATTTTGATGCTGTAATAGAACATATTTTCCAAGATACAATTGATGGTTCAATGGAAAAGACTGTTTTTGCTTCAAACAAATGGCTATTGAAACTTACAGCAATGGTTCGTGCTGACTCTTCTAGCAATATAAATGCAATGATGGGCGAAGAAGAAAAAGCTGGATTAAGAGTAATGAGTTATATGGGACCAGTTGGTACATTAAACTTTATTCCTCATCCTTTCCTAAAAGGTGCTTATGAAGATTATGCAGTAGCTGTTGACTTTGCTAACTTTGATGCGCGTGTCTTAGCCGAATCTGATTTTCAGCTTCGCAGAGATATCGTTCAAGATGGTAGTGATGGTCAAACAGACGAGTGGTTAGTTGAGGCAGGTCCTGAGATTCGTCAGGAACAAACTCATGCAATCATGAAGCTTGTGTAAATAATAGTGTAGGGGGGTAATTTTTACCCCCCTAATACTTAAAGGTTTAAAATGACTGAACAAGAAAAAAAGAAATTAAAATGGTAAGAATATTGCTAAAGGAAAAACATCTGCTGCATATTGGGCAAATAAACTTTTTTGGGCAGGTAAAGGTGGGAGCAAAAAAAGTCCACCTAAATCACAAAAGCATGTAAAAGGAATAAGGAGACGTAAAGCGTAATGAGATATCAAGAAGCATACGAAATGGTTGAAGCCGGTTTAAGTAAATCAGCTTTAGGATTTCCAATTACAGAGCCTTTAATATCTAGTTTTTTTGATAATAAAGTTCAAGAGGTTGGAGGAAGAGTGGTAAGGAAAAGAAGTTCACAAGAACTATCTACTACTACTACAAATGTTTATACATTAACCAATGAAGATGCTAGCATGAGAATATATAAAGTTACGCTTATTGGTAGTAGCGACAGCAAGACTGTTCCTTATGTTAGTGAAAAAAGATATGCAGAGGGTGCAGATGAAGACACTATACAGAATATTGGTTATTTTGTTAGTGAAGAAAATTCAAGTACTGGCACTATTACAGGTGCAACAAGTGCCAATCCAATAGTTATTACAAGTAGCTCTCATGGATTAGAGACTGGTGATAAAGTAAAAATAACTGGTATTGTTGGATTGCTTTCTGGTACAGGTGCTAAAAGTGAAGTTAATGATGTTGTTCATGAGATTACAGTAACAAGTGCAAATGCATTTTCAATTCCAGTTAAAGGCGCTGCTTATGGAACTGCTTATGGAAGTGCAGGAGCTTGGACCTCAAAAGATATAAAATTAACATTAACTAAAACACCTGATTCTGGAAGTACCTTAAAAGTTTATTATTATGCAAATCCTATGACTAAAAATGCAATTACAGATGGAGTAGATTTGCCTGACCAATTAATACCAGCTTGCGTACATTATTCGTTAGCTCATTTTTTATTTTTAGATGGTCAAATGCAAATGGGTAGCGGACATTATGGATTAGCAGAAAAAATAGAAAAAGAATTTATAGAGACAAGAAATTCAAGAGAGGCTAAACCAGATATTATACCACCACCATTACAGGACTTTATATTCTAATGAGTACATTTAAAGTAAGAATAGAAGATTATGTTGGGGCAGTAGGTGACGACACTTTTCTAGGTGACGCACTTACTGACACAGCAGCAGAAATTATAAGAGCAATACCTGACGATAAGGTTAAAAGTTTTACACAAGAATCTGGAGATATATCAGCAGCTTCTACAAATATAGCTAATCATAGAATAGTTAGTGTTATTAGAGAACGAGGTACAGATGGAGAGTATGTTGAGTGCAGGGAATTGCCTGTAAAGTATTTTAGAAAAGTTCAAGACTCTTCAAGCATGTTTGCTGCTAGCGTTGAATCTCCTGTATATATTATTAAGAATAGTTCTATACATGTATTTCCAACTCCTGGAGCAAGTCCAAATTGTTTTAAAGTTGAAAGTGTTACATTTCCAACTGTAGCTGCAAGTGCTTCAAATATAACGGATAGTCCAGTAGACCCGTTTCCAAACAGTATGGAAGATATGGTTGTTGTTGGTGCTAGCTCAAAAGCATGTCAATATTTAATGGCTAGAGTAAAAGATTCTATGCCTTCAGAACCTGTTTTAGTACTAGATGATATTACAGTACCTATTACACCTAGCAACCCTACTATATCTTTTTCAAATGCAACCATAGGTGATGGGGTTAGTGTTGCTGTAGACTCAATAACTGTAGCTCCTGAAAATGCAAGTGCTACAAGTTCTACTGGTAGTGGAGATTCTGCTTATACAAAACCTAGTTTACAAGGAACTTCAGACGATTTAACAGATGTTACTGGTGGAACATTTGGAAGCCCTGCTGTAGATTATGCTACTTGGTGGGATACATTATCAGATATTATAGAAACAGAAGAAGACTCTGAATTAGCTACAGTACAAGTTGCTAAGATTAGAAGTTATATAGAAGCTTTTAATGCAGAGGTAAACAGCGCAAGAAATGCAATGCAAGCAACAATTGAAGATGCTAGACTATCAACTCAAGCTAGCATAGCTACTGCTGGAGATGCAACACAAGCTTCAATAGCAAATGCTTCTAATGATGTTAATGCTTCTATTTCAAAGATGAGAGAAAGCACAGGAGCTGCAATAGCAAAAATGTCACAAAGTACTAATGTTAATATTTCAAATGCTGCTAAAACTTTAGAGTCTTCAATACAGGATTACAGTTTAGAAGTAAGTAAATTTGGAACAGATATACAAAGATATACTTCTGAAGTAAATACAGCGATTAATGAATACTCAACTGATATACAAAAATATACAGCACAAGTTGATAGATATACTAAAGAGTATAGTTGGTATCAAGACCAATATATTAGACTTGACGCAAAATTTAAAGAATCATTACAAGTGTTGATTGCTAATTAATGCCTAATAAAAAAATTATAACAAAAGTTATGGTCCATCCTACTGAGTTTGTAAACGTACAATCTCGTTATTACAATGATAGTGATATAGGCAAAAGACTATCTGGTAAAATGACTACAGATATTGCTGATAGTCAACATTCTAGTTTTTTTTCTAAAGATAAAGAAGTTACATCAGTTGGTGCTATTTTAAATACCGGTGGTGTAAGTATTATTTTTATTATGATAAAGAATAAAGCAAATAACGATGTGTTTTTGTCTCTTAATGGTGGTAGTCAATACAATATAAAAATTTCAAAAAATGATGTATTTTCATCAGAGTTAAACGGCGTATCGTCAGCAAATATTAAAGTAAAAACAAGTTCTGAAACTAGCAATATAGAATATATAGTAGCCCAATGAGTGCAGCAGCAAGAAGAATACAGTATAATACTCAAGTACTTCCATTTATAAACGATGTTGCTTTAGAAGAAGAAACAATAACTCCTAAGTTAAAATATGTTGATTCTGATATAAAAAAATCTTATGGGTGTTCTAGCTTTATAGATATAACAGCAAATCAAGTTGATGATAAATGGTTTAGAATTGACACAGAATGGGGAACTGCAAATTCTAATTGGGAAACTTTAACTACATTAAATTGGGAGGAATCTGGAGAAGATTTAACTGCTTCTGCAGAAAGGTTAAATACTTCTAATACTGCATTAGTTTTTGCTTATTTTAAAAATATTGGTTCAAACACAATATTGTTAAGTAATGATACCGGTTCTAATTATTTATTAAAGTTATCTCCTGGTAATGCCTTATATTTTAAAGCATCAAATATACCGGTAAGTGCTATTTTTGCCAAATCTGCTAGTGGTACTAGCGCACTTGAATACGTTCTAGGAATATAATGCCTAAAGAAATTTATAAATTAGACAGATTTCATGGAGGTCTAAATACAAATGCGGACCCAAGAGATATAGAAGAAAACGAACTATCTAAAGCTACCGATATAATGGTAGATGAAATAGGAACAATAAGAACTTTAGGCTCCGGTGTCAACCATGAAGCTTTTACTGCTACATCAAATAGACCATTTAGCGGAGCAATTAGTGCTGGTTATGGATTGTTTCATTGGAGTAGCGATAGAAAAGGTGCGCATGTTAAACAAGCAGACCTTAGTGGTACGCATACAGGAGCCGATAGTGCTACAAATATGATAGATACTAGTGCTAATTTTCCTATAGATGGATTAATTGGTGCTAGAATAAACAATTTAACTGATGGTAGCTCTGGAACTATTACTGATAATACAGATGTAACTGTAATTGTTGGTTCATTAAGTGGCGGTTCTGATAATAGTTTTGATGACGCAGCTAACGATGCATATACTATTGATAGCTTTCCTACTACTGGCGATAATTATATAGCTTTTTCTGACGCAGATGCAACAGGTACAGTAAGTATGTATTCATTTGCATCTGATACATGGGGAGAAACAGTAACAGGATTAACTAATGTTGATGGCGGTAATCGTAAAGATGTTTTTCATGCAGTAGATGGTCAATTAAGAATATGTGATAGTAATTTTGAAAATACAAATTCAAATCAATGGTATGGTTATATAGATGAAGTATTTTTTAAATCTGTTTCTGATACTGTAATTGTTAACCAATGGTATCAAGCTCCTGCTATGATTTCACCACCAGATGATACTTCAGAATTTGACAATATTGAACCTACTGATATAACATACACTTCTACAGGCGGGAATTTAAGTTTGTCAGCAGATACTGGAACAAGAGATGAAACACCAGCAGCAGTACTTAATGCAGCAGGGGTATTAAATATGGTTGGAGGTATTGAGGTTACAGTAAGAATTACTACCGCTTCATATTCTGGAACTGCTTATCCGGATGAATTAATATGTGGGTTTACAATTACTACAGGAAGTTATACTATAGCTAGTGATTTATTTAATGGAGTTGTTGGCGTAAGTCATAAAACAGATAATAAAACAGAATACGCAACAGGAACGTCTGCTGCTACAAAAGATATAACTTATACTTTTGAATTTGGAGATAATTATTTAGGAAGTGGTAGTTTAGGGGATGATTTTGGTGCTAGTGAAACTGGAACTGGAATAGGAACGACTTTAACAAATTTTGTGCAAGGAGGAAAAGTTGCTTCAGCAGTTTTAACAAATGTAAAAGTGACTGAAGCTGTAGTTAGTTCAGCAAATACTCAAGCTAAATTAACAGCTGAAAATGTATTTATGCAAATATTGCAAAAAACTCCAAGCGATACAACTAATATGATACCAAGAGGGTGGGATAAAGAATGGGAATATGGATTATCATTTATTTATGATGGGAAACAAGAGTCTTTAGTAAGAACTTTATTTGATAGTTCTAATAGCAATAAAACTCTTTTAGACAATACAGATGGTCCAGAAAAATGCCCACAAGTAAAACTTTATATAGATGCAGGACAGTCTACTTTTAGCAGAAGAAAAACAGGCGCAGTTTGGTACATACGAGAAGCAAGTGGTGGTGATTCTGCAAATGAATGGACAGCTCAAATTGAATATGATTTTATAAAAGGTGTAGCTAGAGTTGTTTCTTCTGGGAATGAAACTGATTGTAGATTTAATTTTGCTGACGGAAATCAATATGAATTTACTGTAGATAGGGACCATTTATTATCGCCTAATTTAGTTGACACTTATTTTAGTAGAACAGGAGTTTCAAATACAGAAACAAGTATTAATGCTAGATATAAAACTTCAGCATTAGTAAATCGTAGAATGTATGTTGGAAATGTTTTAATAACAAAAGACGATGGCACAACTGAAGTAAAAGCCGATGCTATGTTAAAATCTCCTGTTAATAGTTTTGATGTTTTTCCTTCTTTAAGTATAGTTGAGGCTGCTGTTAATGATGGTGAATCAATTATTGCACTTGAAGAATTTGCAGATAGAATATTACAATTTAAAGAAAACTCTTTGTATATAATAAATGTAGCTCAAGGTACTGAATTTTTAGAAGAAACATATAAATACAAAGGTGTTTCTCAACCTTCTGCGGTATGCAAAACAGACTATGGAATTGCTTGGGCTAATAAATATGGATGTTTTTTTTATGATGGTAGACAAGTAAGAAATCTTCTTGAGAAAAAAGGAATGAATAAAATTAAAGACCATGGAACAAATTCGTGGGAAACTTTTTCTTCAGATAATCCTATGATTGCTTATCTTCCAAAAAAGAGACAGTTACTTCTTGTTGATGGCAATACTTCAAGCGCAGATGGAGATGTTCTAATTTACGATATGGTAACACAATCGTGGATAAAAGGTGGAGATGGCACTTTAGTTATGACATCAAATGTTACAAATTTTATTACAGATGTTAATGGAAATTTAGTTTGGTCAGCTATAAGTGGAGGCTCTACAATTACTAAGTGGGATGACGATAGTGCAACTACCGAAGGTATGGTTATAGAAACAAAGGATATAGATTTTGGTGAACCAGGAAGAAGAAAAAAATTGCACAAAGTTTTAATTACTTATGATACAGGTAATGCTACTTCTAATGTTCAAGTTGATTATGATGTAGATGGTGGGACCACATTTCCATACGATTTTGCTGATGGTACTCAATTTGCTAGCACAGAACTAGCAGCTGCTAATGGATGGAAAGTTGCTGAATTAAAACCAGATGTATCATCAGAATCTAACAACATTAAATCTTTTAGATTACGATTTGCTACAGATGGAACTGTTCCTGCTGGTTTTAGAATAAATGATATTTCATGTGTTTATAGAATGAAACCTCCTAGATAATATGGCAATGACAAGACAAGAAAGAATTAACCTTAATAAAAAGCAAAATAAAATTGCAAGCGTTAAAGAATCTTTTAAGAATGATTCTACTATACCTGTTAAGCCTATAGCTCAATTAAAAGATAGCACAGGTGGTACTGTTAGCAATGTATTAGATGATACAACTGCAAATCAAAAAGACGATGTAGCTTCTATCGCTAGCAAAGTAAATGAAATAATATTGGCATTACAATCTGTAGGAATTGTTAAATAATATGACTTTGAAAAAACTAAAAAATTATGGTAAAATATACTGGGAAAATACAACATGTCATCACGCATAGAAAAACTAGCAACAGCATATAAAGAAAGTAAGCCAGATATAGCAACTTCTGGTATTTTAAAAAGAGTGCAGTTAGAATCTGCTTTAGCAGAAGATAGAACTAATGTAGATATAAGAAGGTTTAGTACAGGATTAGATTTAGTTCAATCTACGGCACAATTTGCAAATGAATTATCTGAACAAAAAAGATTAACACAAAGAGCTGGAAAAGAATTTGGTATATTAGATATTTTAGTAGGCGATGAAGAAGCTTTGGCTGCTGTTGAGTTAGGCGCTGCTTTAGAAGAAGAAGGTACAGTTATGATGGATGGAATGAAAGTTAAAGCACCTTCAATATATGAAGAAGACGCTTTAACTGCAAATAGGCAAATTAAAGAGTTTAGAGATAAAACTACACAGGCAACAGAAAAAGCTTTAGGAATAACAGGTGAACTTGCTAGTAGTCTAAAAGAAACAGGGTTAACAGATGAAGAACTTGGAGGCTCTGGTTTTACAGATGAAGAAATACAATCTATGGGATTAAAGCAAAAATCATCTTTTCAAAATTTATTAGAAATGTTTAGAGAATAATATGGACCCATTTACATTAGCTTTAACAGCAGGAACGTCATTAGCTAACATTGGTTATAGTGAATTTAAAGATAGGCAGCTTCGTAAACAAAATAGAAGATTAAGTGAAACGTATGATGACCAAATTACTAAACTGTCTAACAGTATATCTGGTATAGAAGAGTTTTCTCAAGGATTAATAGAGTTAGAAACAGATACTTCTAATATACGAAGAGGTGATATGTTTGCAGATTTTCTAACTAAATCTGAAGATATAAATACATTGTATCGAACAAATCTTGAAAAAACAGATTTAGTTTCTAGTGGTTCAATTGAAGAACCAGCTAAAAGAGCAAGAGAAAGATTAAATAGAAAAATAACTTTAGGTGAAGCTGATGAAGCTATAAGAACAGAAAAGAATTTATTAAATATTTTGACTAGCAAAGAAGATAGTCTGGCTAGTGTAAGAAATGAGATTTTTAATTTAGAAAGCGCAAAAGCAGGACTTAGAACATAATGGCAAAATTACCCGCATCAAAAGCTTTAGAGTCTTATAGAAATAGAACAATACAAGATTTGTCTTCTACAATAAAAGAAAGAACAAAAGCATTAAGAAGAGGAAGAAGTTCAATATCTTTTAAAGAAGAAGATGAAGTTAATCCACCTAAACCTAGTGAAATATTAAGAGAATATAAAGCTCAAATAGAAATGGGAAAAATTCGTGAAAGAGAAATGGAGAGAGCTAGCACAGGAATGTCGCGTACTGAGTTTGAAGATTATGAAGATACTGTTAAAACTCAAAAAGCTTTAGCAAAAACATTAGCGTCAGAAAAAAGAACTGTAGGCAGAACTATAGCTAGAGAAGGTAGAGCAGCTGAAAGAGTAAAAGAAACAGCTTTAGATAAAGAAGAAAAAGCAGCTCAAGAAAAACAAGCTGAAGAACAAGCAATGAAAGATAAAATTGCAAAAGGTTCTGGGTTTTTACCTAGTATAATAAGAGGTCAGTTTCCACAAACTAACACTACATTTGGAAAGGCAAGTGATATTATTATTATAACTGACCCTTTAGATGCTCCAGACAGAACTAAAACAAAAGCTTATTTTACTTTAGAAGATATTGATTATATGATTAAAAATAATGAATTTGAAAAAGCAGATATAGGCAGAGGTGATGTTGTAAATGCTTTAAATGTAGATTCTTCAACAGGTAAGGCTGGATTTTCGATAGGGGATGTACAAGAGTTAATGTTTAGATTTTTACAAACTCCTTACGGAAAAGGTATGGCTACAGCACAAAAAATGAGATATAAAGACCCAAGCATAATAAACGTAGTACGCGAAATAAAACTTGCAGACCCTGAATAATGGCACAAATTAACTATACTTTTAAATCTATTGCAAATAAACCCAAACAACAATTGGATGTGCTAGCAAAAACAAATGCAATAGAATATGATTTTTCAAATGCACTTGGTATAGACACAAAACCTAAAAAAACTAATTCTAGCATTGACGCTTATTATGATGCATTAACAAAATTAGAATACAATGGTCCAAATGGTTTAACCTCTAGAACTAACAACCCTGTTGCTACTTTATATACGCAAGAGTTAGCAGAAAAATTTGGTGCAACAAAAGGACCTGCTTTACCTTCTGGAGATAACCCAGAAAACAGACCTTTGTTTACTGCTGTATTCCCAGATATTGAAACTGGAACTGCTGCTGGAAAATATATAGTTGGTAATATATACAACAATGCTGGTGGTGATGTTGAAAAGTTTGCTAGCATATATTCTATGGGCAAGCTTCCAAACCAATTAATTGACTCTAATGAAATAGCAGTAAAAGATAGGTATGTAAAAGCTTTGTTAAGTAGTACTTCTAAAGATGATTTAGCAGTTACATTAAAAAGACAAGAGGATGATGTTAGTCAAGCTGTAATTGACGAAACACAAAGATTGATAAAGGGAGATGATTTATTTAGAGATTCATCTGATATATCAAGAATATTTGACCCAACTACTAGGATGTTAAAAGATGAACCAGCAGATATTACTGCTTTTGCACAGCCTTCAACTACTAAAACTGGTGCAGATGACCCTAATTCTTTGGCTCAATTTGAAGAAAGTAAAGTTCCTATAACTCCTCTTGGAGAAGGTGTTAAATATAGTAAAGAGTTTACTCAACTAGAAGAGCAAGCTGCTGAAGCTAATACAAGATTTAGCATTTCAAATCAACCAGATGCTCCTACTGGAGTAGATGCGTGGAAAACTTATTGGTCAAATACTTTTGGGGTTAATCCTACTGATGGAACTGCAAAAGCACTTGCAGTTAATATTTTATCTAATGCTGGAGAAATTGTTGCTGGATTTTCTGAGTTAAAAGATAAAGCTATTCAATCAATAGCAACAGGAGAGGGCGGATTAGAGTTTGCAGAAGAATTTATTGCAGGTTTTGCTGCTACTCCAGAAATATTAGGTAATTTAATTGTTGCTGCTGGAATAAATCCTGTACCACAATATAATAACAGCACTCCAGAAGGCAAAGAAAGAGTGTTAAAAGCACAACAAGATGTTTGGAACTCACCTTTACTTCCTATTTTGTCAGTTGCAGGGTTAAAAGCAGCACAGTCAGGTCTTGTTAAAGCTCCGGCTCAAGTAAAAGCATTTGCAAATGCTAGCAAAAAAACAATTAATGAATTAACAAGTATGTCAGAATCTGCTCTTAAAATTGCAAAAGGTGAATTAAATAAAGCAGATTATTCACTTGCTGTAAATAGATTAGCAGAAGCAATAAAAAATCCTGCTGTATATGAAAATACATTAAAAGTTCTTAAGGAAGGTAAGCCATATAAAAGACAAGTTAAAGGAGGGTATTCTCCTAAACAAATAAAAACAGCGTTAGATGAAATTAATACGTTAGCTGAAACTTATTTTGAAACAATAAATTCTTTACAAAATCCATATGTAATGAAACCTTTAACTGGAAATCAAAAAATAGGATTGCAAAATTCTGCTAATCAATTAAAAACGCGTATATTGCAACAATCTAAAATTGTTGGAGATGATGCTACTATTACGCAATTGCAAGGTGGATTTGGATTATTTAAGCCAGATGCAAAACTTCTTTTAGAATATATAAAAGGAATAAAAAAAGAACTTCCTGATTATATTAATAAAAAAATAATAAGTTTTCAAAAAACACCAGAGTATATTAATCCAAATAAAAAAACATCAAAAGATTTAGATAATGCAATTAATCTACTTAAAAAAACTGACGACGAAAACAAAACAAATGCTGAAATGAACAAGCCGTCTTGGAGAGATAAATTAGGTAAAATGGCAAAAGTAACATATGATGTAGGAGCTGAAGTTAATTTTGCTATAGATAAAGCTATTAAATCAGTAGGTGGAGAAGAAAGCGCTTTATTACGACAAGTTAGAATTACAAAAGATTTATTAAATGGTACAAGCGGTAAAGCTGCTTTTAAAATTCAACAAGTAAATTCAACTATATACAATACTCTAACTAGAGCAGAGCAAAAAAAATTAAATGGTTATATAAACATGAGGAGAGAAAATAGTCTTAAAAAATATCATGATAACCAATTAATTGAATTAGAAAATAAATTAAAAACAGAAACTAAAAAACCAGAAATAAAAAAAATACAAGATGAAATAAAAAGAATTAAAAACTATAAATACTCTGGAGATAAGAAAAAAGGTGAAGTGTGGGTTGATGGGAAAAAAGCTACTGAAAGCGTAAGAGGTTCATCTCCTTGGCTTGTAGATGGTGCTATTGATGATTTTCTTGCTAATAATAGCAATATTTCTTCAAAGCTTGTAAATGCAGCTGATGATTATTTTAATGTTTATAAAAGTTTAGTTGATGATATGGAAAATTCTGGTCTTATTACTCCAGAAGAAGCTATTCGATATAAGGCAAGAGATTACTCTCCAAAAGAATATTTAGAATTTATGCAAGGTCAAAAAACATATGATGTTTCTGGTAAAAAAATTACAGTAACAGATAGAGGTATTAAAAAATTAAAAGAAGGTGATGAAGGTGTTTTGTATAATAACAGTCAACAGCTTTTATACGATACAATTAATTCTGTAGAAAATAAAATTGCTAATAACAATGCTAATAATATGTTAGCTAATGCTTTAAGAAATGGTGAAATAGAAGGTATAGGTTATTTGTTAAAAAATGCAAATACAAAAACTAAACCTGGTTATGTTAGGGTAGAATATTTTAAAGACGGCTCAAAACAAGCATTAGCATTAGATGATACTTTTGCTAGCGGTTGGATTAAAACAGATGGTTTTGGAAACCAAGCAGCTTTAACAGCTACTCAATGGGTTATAGGAACAAAACTTTTAAAAGCTTCAGCAACTGGATACAATCCAGCTTTTGCTTTTGTAAATATTCCTAGAGATATGGCTTATATTACCTTAACACAGCATGGTCTTTATAGTAATTTTATACCAAAAGCTTATGTGCAATTAATTGGAGATATGGTTAAAGTAAGTAAAGATGCAGCTTTTGGAACCGGTAGGAAAATTGATTATATACAAGAAGGTGGTTCTATGCAAATGTTGACCGGCATGGGAAGACTGGGAGACCCTTTTAAGCCTTCTAATTCAAGATTTAAAAATGGAGTTAAATTTGCAGAAGCTATGATGGGCAAGATTGGAGAGTTTAGCGAAATTGTAACAAGATTAGCTGTAAGAGAAAGAGCTTTAAAAAATGGACTTTCTCCTAAAGAAGCAACTTGGACTGCAAGAAATTATTTAGATTTTTCTAAACAAGGTCAAATAACAAAAATGGCTGAAACATTTATCCCTTATAGTGGAGCTACTGTTCAAGCAACAAGAGGTCTTCTTAGAAGCATGGGTAAAAAAGATTTTTACATAAAAGGTGGGCAATTGATATTCTTGCAACATCAATGGAGAAATTATATAAATAATTCTGAAGAAAGAAAAGAAGTTTATAAAAGAATACCTGATTATGTAAAATATAAAAATTTTGTAATGCCACTTCCTTTTACAGTAACTGATAAAACTGGAAGAAAAAGAAATCCTTATTTAAAATTTCCAAAAGATAGTGGTCAATCTTTAATTACAGGTCTTTATGATTCTAGTTACAATATGCTAACTAAAGAAAGAACCTCTGATTATAATATGAGTCAATTAGAGGAAACTATTAGTTCTTTAAAACCTTATGAAATATCAAGGTTGGCGCCAGCTTTAAATGTTTTAGCTTCTTGGAGTCAAAATAGAAAGTTTCCTTATAACTCAAAAATTTATAAAGGCGATGATAGAGTTACAGAAGGTAGGGTAATGACCAATTTAGATGAAGAGCTAGTCTGGAAAGACATTGGAAATACTTTAAATATAAGTCCAGCAAAACTTCAATATACAGCAGATAAATTTATAGCAAGTGGGAATACTTTTGCTGACATAGGCTATGGTGCTTATGATTATATGAGAAAAGAAATGTCAGAAGAACAGCTTGATGAGTATGATAGAAACTTTGAAAAATATATAGACATGCCAATTTCAGATATACCAGGAATTAGACAAATACCTAAAAGATTTATTGGTTTTGCAGAAGATACTGATGTTGCTTTAAAAGAAGAAATAAAAGAACAAGAGTCTGATAAAGCAAATATTATAGCAACAAACAATCAAGAAGTTGATTCTTTTTTATTTAATTATAGAGCAATAGAAACAAAAAAAGATAAAGAAATAGCTTTAAAAGAAATGCAAGATTGGATTGATGAAATTGATAAAAACAATCCAGAAGAAGCAAAAAGGTTAGCGGATAGGTATTCTAAAAGAGTAGGTGTAAATAAAACAGATTTAGCTAGAGGCATAATTGAGTTGTCAGCTAATAAGCCACCTGCTTTAAGAGCATACTCTATTGCTTGGGAAATGATTAAACATAAAGAAAGTCAATCTACTCAAAAAGCTTTAATAGAAGAATTAGAAAATATAAGTCCAATAAAAAGAGGTAAGCGAACTGGATATTTTAACGAAGAAACTTTTGAATACTATGATGCAATAATGACAAGTTTTAAAAAAGATGGAATTTTAAAGAAACCAATCTTTGTAGGTGGTAAAGAAATAAATAAGAAATAATTATTGAATAAATAACTTTGCTAGCAAATGCTAGCGTGTATAAATTAACCCATTGGAAGAACGTCTAATACGTTTAATTCCATGAAAATTTAAAAAGGAAAGAAGATATGGCTGGAATACAAGAATATACAGCTTCCGAAGCTCTTTGTAGAGTTTTAAATACAGATGAAGATGCGCTGAAAGTTGACATTGATAACGTAACCCTCAAAACAGAGGGTTCAGATGTAAATATAGAAGTACATCTAGATAAGGCTGAAGATACTGTTTTAATGTTCAGTCATACTGTTGCATCCGGTACGGGTGGAACAAGTTTAGTACCTTTAGTAGATAGCGCTGGACATCTTCAAGTTGATGTTCTAACAACTCCATCTACTGATTCAATATATGCAGATGACGCAGATTGGACAGATGGCTCATCTAAACACACATTAGTAGGTGGATTATACCAATCTTCTCCTCAAAGTATTACAGATGGCGATGTAGGACCTTTTCAAGTAGATGTCAATGGTAGACTAGGGGTTGCTTTATCTCCTACGGATAACGCAGTATTAGACGCTATGGTTGTTGATTTAGCAGCTATAGAAGTCTTATTAACAGCAGCAAACGTAGACCACGCTGCAAACGAAGTATTATTAACAGGTATAGATGCTGATACTAATGCAATAAAAGTTGACATGGCAGCTATTGAAGTTTTGTTGACTGGAATTGATGCTGACACAGATGCAATTAAAACAGATGCAGCAGCTATAGAAGTATTGTTGACTGCGGCAAATGTGGACCATGCAGCTAATGAAGCTTTGCTTACCACTATAGACTCAGATACTAATGATATAAAAACTGCTACTGAATCATCTAATACGCATTTAGGCAATATGTTTTATGATACAGCACTTGCTGTAACTCCTGCTGATGGTTCAGATTTAAGTGGTGAACCATATTTTGCTGTTTGGGTTGGTACAGGTGGAAACTTAAAAGTTGATATGGCTGATGGTGGTTCTGCTGTTACTCTAAATAATTGTGCTTCTGGACAACTTATACCTATAATGGTAGAAAGAATTTATTCTACAGGCACAACAGCATCTAATATTATAGTGTTTAAATAATGATTACTTGGTTTAGAGCGGGTAGCAATTTTTTAAAACAAATATATGATGTTATTTGGAATATATCTCAACTTGATTGGGATGAAAGCAATGTTAAATGGGAAGAACACACAGGTTAAAATTTAAATTATGAATAGGAAAATATTATGGCAGCTTTAGGTTCACAAACAATAGCAAGTAGTTATGAGCAACTACTACACGTAGATACTGATGGTGGAGGAAATACTACTACATTAGTACCTA